AGCTTGACAGTTCCAAACATACCAAGTTCTTTCAGCGATTCAAACGATCCGCCTCTAAACATAGTTCCGATGGGATTAAAACGGTGTTTAAATGCTATTTTAATTCCATCGGGACTAAATTCAACGGTTTAGATCGAAAGACTGGTGTCTTAGACCTATCTATATTTAATAATCTCACATCTATCGATAGAGAGGATTTACGTTATATAGTGCGCCTTAATAAGTTAATATGCCCACCATCTGTGTCAATGTATGATACTTGTTTCTATGGATCAACGATAGATACTATTGTCGTTGAAAATATGGAGCAGCAGAGTTCTTTGTTATGGGGACTATCTTTTAAGAACTTTATCATAAAAAGTAAGAATCCCCCTAAACAAGGAACGAGAGCTTCGTATGGTTGGAATAAGAGGAAAGGCTCAAGAATATTTGTTCCAGACGAGAGCGTTAATCTATACAAGACAAGTACGTCATTCTCAGACATAGCTGAATATATCCACCCACTAAGCGAGTATCACTCTTGATACTCACTGAGTGGATGTAGACGAGACAGATAAGGAAAATTCTTCCATGCTTCCTTGTATCTTGATAATGCTGAGTCTGGTACATATACTTTTAAATCTGAAGGTATATGACCGTAGGTGTTTACATGGAAAAAGTTTTTATCTGTAAATGGTATCTCACTACAAATTACCACCGTCTTAATATTGACGCTATCAAGAAATGTTCGATACGCATGAGACTTAACAGTAGATGGAATCCACACCTCTCTTAAGTTAGGAATTTTACGGAATATGTCATTGTTTAAAACCTTAATATTTAAATAACGTAGAGCCTTTAAACTTACGATTTTATCATTATTATAAAACTTAGTTCCGATGGAACTAACAGCTGCTGCTTCTTCCATACTTAGCTCTCCGTCACCGTCTTTATCCCAGTTTTCTACACAAATGCGCTTTACCTCTGGGTCCTCAAAGCGAATCCACCACTTAGCAATGTTCAGCTTGAGCTTAGGATAGTGTGTCATTAAGGCATCGTAGGTGTCACGATACGCACCAGTGGTGAGGTTGATAGTACCGTCCAAGACTGGGTATGGGTCGTTTCCATATTGACCTTCTGCATCGATACCCTGATAAGTACCGTCTACCAACTGAGACAGCTTATCGAATGCTCGCCCATCGGTAAATGTTTCATTGAAACCGACACAGCGCACGTAACGCAGGGAGTGAGGAACTTGCCCTACCTGTGCATCCATTATCCCAATGAGCATCTTAATCGGCTGAAGGTTATCACACCCACTCACGAAGTAACTCATAACGTTAGGAGCGCAGGCTTCTGTATTACACTTTTCATTCGTGAGTTTGTCGAGGTTTTTCAGTTCGACGTATGAGGTCGAAGCTGGGTAGTCGACTTCTTCGAGTGCACCACCATCAGCAAAGTGTGCTTCGGTGAGTGAAGAGCCACCAGCGAGGAACTTACGCAGACGGAAGTTACTGCGCATATCAAGAGAGCCTCCAAGAGTAGAGATGTTCTGCACATCAATCTCCTCTAATGATGTTGTATTACCGAGCGTAAGTGAAGCTATGAGTATCTTCACCTTATCTTCATTCTCATCACCGAGTTTCAATCGCTTCAATCGCTTTCCAATGATAGACAGCGCACCATTGATAACGTACGATGACCAGTCGCCTATATCGAGCAGGTAGTCTGCTGACTTGACAGATAGCTGCTGGTCACTGGTGCCGTTAATGTCTACGACTATCTCGCACGGCTTTCCTGCATCTGTGCGAGCACCACGCATAATCGTGGTACCGTATGCGATTGTAGGATATAGCTTCATTGCAGGTGTTAATCTCAGAACGATTGAGTTAGTCGTTGCATCCGCTTGAGCAGATGTACGCACGGTAATTGCACCTTCAGCTGTCTTGGCATCATAGTCGCCAAAGCTGTACTTGCTCATCAAGTACTGAATGCGTTTTTTTACCCAAGCAACCTCAGGTGACTTACCGTCACCAAGCGACTGACCCAGAGGGTCGGTATCGTTTGTATATTTGCCTTGCAGCATCGCGAGCTTCATTTTTTCATACATCTTGCCATCCTCATTGTATAGCATAGATGAGAAGTTGTCAATCACAGAGAAGTAATACTTCTCGAAGTATGCAAAGAGTTTCTGCTGGTGCGTACCTTTCTGCAACCCTCCGAGTTCCTCCATCTTCGCAAGCATACGACGCATCATCTGTGCACGCTCCTCTGGGTACGCTTGTTCCATTAAGTTCCACAACACAGACTTCTCACCATTCCATACAGGCGTACCGTCAGCATAGGTGTCGTGAAACTCTACCCAGTAGGGTTTTTTCATTAAACCCTGATTGATGACCGTTAGAATTGTATCAAGGTCATCTTGTCTAAATCGCCATTTACTCTTTGCCATGTTTATTTTTTATTAAAGTTATACGGGTATGTATTCTTTGCACAATTGTCAGTTGCAGCGTTCAACTCTACGTATAACTGATGAAAAAGTAGGTCCATTATGTCCCAGTCCTGTGGCTGCTCAGCACGGAGCTTCTGAATGCGTGCTGACTTGAATAACTCATTGAGCTTAGCTGCATCACTAACCGTGCTGAATATCGCCTCGGTTAATCCGTACTTATCTCCGACTAACTGCTGACGGAGGTTCACCACAGACACACCACTATCAAGCGTCGATGGGCAGAACTTCTTATACAAGCTATCGTAATAGTATAGGTTGTATTGATTAGGATCACCTTCTTTCGCAATCCAATACTCAATGTGCGTCGAGTGTGGATCAGCATTCAGTTCTTCAAGTGTGCCATTGAAAGGCTCAATGAATGTGTTACACGAATAGATGATATTATAAGCTGTGATATACGACTCTACGAGCTGCTCTGCTCGCTGACGGGTTTCATTGTCTGCTGTAGTCTTATCATCGGCAGGGAGGTCTGCATAATCCAAGTCCCAACAGTTCTCCCAAGAGAGTTCTGAGACTTGGTACTGATATGCTTCCTCCTCTGTGTTATAACGGATGCGCCTTTTATCCCAAGGCACTTGATACAGGGTAAGACGTGGAGAGTTGTCAGAGCCTTCGATAGATAAGAGGTCGGGGAACAAGTCCTTATCATATCCGAAGGTCGCTGAGTCTCCCTTATCTGGACCGAGTGTAAAGAGACCGACGAACTTATATGTAACAGTACCGTCTTCTGCTGTTTGTTTCTCGAAACCACAGAATGTCTCTTGATAGATTGAGACTCGGGCTTCGCTATCCTGCTCAATGCCCTCATTTGTTAAGCCTACAGCTTTCCATAGGTCGGTGAAGGAGTTAACGCTGCCCATTTTGTGAAACTGCATTGAAGACGCTATATTCTTCTTTCCTGTCAGCTTAGAGATTTTAGGCAAGTTCTTGAATAACTCAAACTTTTTCTGTGTAGTCTGACCATCCTCATATATGATAGTTGTATCTTTCGCTACCTTCGCTTTCCAGTTCCAAAGATAGTAAAGCATTGATGATGTACCTTGACCTTGCAGCTGAAGGTTGGTAATCGTCAAGCGGTTAAGGTTGGTGTTTCCATCCTTAGGATAAATCTCAAGCGTACCCTTAGGCTTATATGATTTACCGTACTCATAGGCAGGGAGTGGTTTATCAAAGGTAAACACGTTCACCTTGCCACGCACTTTATCAAAGTCAACCGTGGTACCGAGCGTATCATAGATGTCATTGTCCAACTTTTCAGCACTCTTTTCTCCTACGGTTGCAAGTGCATTGATATAGTCTTGGTGTACATTAGATGCATCCATTGCGCTGTCATAGATACGAATAGAATACAAATCAACATCCGCTTTATCAGAGCCTATGACGATACCACCGCCTGAACCTATCTGCATGGAGTCGGTAAGCAAGTAGGCGAACTTACGAGCTTCGACACCGTCAATGTAGAGATAAACGAGGTTAAGATAATACGTATTGCCATTGAGTACGTAGGTGTACTTCTTAGGACTAATCACGAGTGCCAGACGAATGCGTACACCATCATCAGTATTCATAGCCTGCACATCAGCATTACGCTCACTACGAGTTGCGAACATAATAGAAGAAGGCTTCACCTTCAATCCGATATAACCCTTCTGGTAAGGCATAGCTATCGAGATACACTCTGCATCGTAATCAGAAGTGTTATTAATCTGATAGTCTATCTCAATGGTCTTACCAGATTGAGCTACCTCCTTCTCAAAAGGCTTGTAATCGATGGTAAGGTGAGAACCTGCGAGCAGTCGCAATGTGCGTGCACCTTCATCGTCCGTCACCCAGCCGTCACGTGAGAAGGCTACGTTCTGCCAATTAGAACCGACATGATCAGAGTTGATGAGATTGCGAAGAATGTTGCGGTCGGTGTCAGTGTTGTTTCTGTTCTTCGCATTGAAATAAAACACCGCTCCAGCTGTAGCAGAGTAACCTTGTGAGTTATCCACTGGGAATGGAATTGCATCACGTAGTCGCACCTCGTCTGTTGGGTGAGTTCTGAACCCAATTAACGCTGTGAAATCAGAGTTATCGATTGTCTCGACTTCAAGAGATAAGGTATATTGCATCTTGGTTTGTGTCAGTGTATTTCCTGACACATTCTCTTGCAGCACCTCGTTATCCTTCTTCATCAAGATTGACAGTGGTGTCGTTACCGCCTTGCCGTCATATACTGCATATTCCAGTACCTTATTCTCGTACCAGTTAAGTAGCTTCTCCGCCTTATTGTTCACAACTACCATCTTCACAGCTTCGTTATTAGCGACAGCCATAAAGTCATAACCTACAGGAGTAGTTTGCACCGTGTTGTCTTCATTTGACAACCAAGCAGACAGATGGAAAAGACCTGTCTTGTTCGTGAAAGGCACGGTGTAAGCGACAGGCGAAGATGTATAAGTCGCGGTACCGAACTGACGCTCATACGTCTGCTCGTAGCCCTCACCTGTAATCTTCACATGAAGCGTCTTACTGATATTACCGCTGATGTAGCAAGGTAATACAATATCACCTTGATACGCCTTCCACCAGTTGAACTCTGATATTGAGAGGAAGAGTGCAGACAGCGTAATCGAATACACCAACGCAGGGGAGGTTTGCCCCGTCACCTCACCCGTGATCTTCACCATGATGTTATTCTGACCACTCTCAAGGAACTTGAATACATCAACAGTCGTCACGGTATTAGACTGACATCTACCACGAGCCTTAGACACGAATGTACCATCACCTGCCTTAGCGAAAATTTCGTACGTTCCCCACTCACCGCTATCAATATAATCCGCCTGTCCTACATCCTTGGTTCTTGACACGAACATAAACTTAATCGTACACTCACCTGCTGACTTAGATGCAGAGAGAGTAGTAGAAGGAGACTGATTGACAGCACGTAAGTAATAGAGAATAGATTGCTGCTGTCCTCCACCACCTTGCCCAATATTAAGTTCAGATAACTTCATTGGGACCCACTGATCACCATTCCATACGAGTACACACGTATCAGAGGTGAGTTCGTCAACCTCAGTATTTACGTTGGAGAGCTGTCCGAGCGAGGGGCGGTTCTTTGACACGACCTTCTTCACACGCTCCTCCTCCGTGTTCTGCGCATCAACGAGTTCGTTGACCTTCTCGGGTAACTTGTTAAACTCATCAGCGGTCAGTCGTCCGCCTGTCTGTTTATGTTCTAAGTAGAGTTTTTCTATTGACATATTATGATAGCTTGAATGGGAATGTATAAGTAAAACCGTTATTACCTTCTATATCAACTCCATGTGCAAGAGATAGAGCGTGACAGATGATATCTTGAAGTAGTTTAGGGTGAGAGGAAGAATAACTCTCACCCGTATTATCTTCGATGCCACGGATAGAAGCTTGTGCGAAGCGGTTATCTTTCGTACGGCTTTCTGTGATATATACCTTGATGTGCTTCATTAAATCCGCCTATACTTTTTCAGAAGCCAAATAATGATATAAGCAATAGAAGCTAACATAGTTGCAGAGAGTGCGCCTATTGCCCATCCGCCTACATCCATCTTTATCTTCTGCCACCTGCTTAACTCTCGCTCAACGACCTTAGGAACCTCGATATGCTCCTTCATGGTAGCACGCAAACTGTCATTGCTCGCCTTGTACCTGTCAATCAATCTTAGAAGCGTCAGATTGTCCTGTGTCGCATGCCAGCGGTCACGATAACGAACTATCAATTTCTCCTTGATGTGGCCTTGCTCATCCTTGATGATAACAACGCTGTCATGAATAGCGACACTATCACGGATGTTTATCACCTGTCGAGTGATTAAGCTATCCTTGATATGTACGCTATCCTTCCTTGACATGTAGATAGTATCTGTGCGAATAGACTGCACAGGAACATACACTCTATGTGAACAGCTTGTGAGGCAGAGAGCCGTAAGTGCAAGTAATCCAATAAGGATTAACATTGAATACACGTAGTATTTAATTTCTTTATCGTCCATAACTACACCTTTAACGTGAAACATTGTCTGCGTTGCTTTCCATCAGCACGCTTATAGCCTACATGCACCCATCGGGAGGTCTTCGATTTTTCGATAATGATTTGGTCAAAGCCATAGCCCATTTTTGAGAAATCAGTTGCAAAGAAACGTTCAAACTCATCTTGCTTACCATTGACAGGCTGCAAGTCAGCAGCGTAGCCCTCGACATGAGCAGAGTTTTTCACACCTCCTACAGCCTTGTTCAGCTCTGGTGAGCGATAACCGCTTGTGATGCGGATAGCAGGAGTACCGAGGTCGTGACGCTCGCAATATTCTGCCCACTCCGCACGAATACACTCTAATAGGGTAATCGTCTCTGTCAGGTGAACCCTTACAATAGAAGGAGGGTTATTGTTTATCTTTAATTGTTCTGCGGTGCTGGATTGTACCAGCTCCGCAAGTGTAAAGTTTGCCATAACTAATCAAATTTTGGTTTATCATCATCTACATCAACGTGCGAACTCTTAAGATACTCACTAAGGAATGGCACTTTGTCGATTGCTTTCAGTGTCAGAACGTAATATACAAAGCCGGCTACTTTCCACATCGTAGTATTCTCGATAAGCATCATCCGCCAATTTCGGACGATGTTCGTGGAGTAAAACCAAATCGCCACTCCACACAATGCCTTAACCACTCCGAGCGTCTCATCGCCAGCATGAAGAAAATAACCTGTAACGAAGATTGAAGCCGTCATGACAAAGAATAACGCACAATGGTAAAAGAAGACCATAGACTTTCTTAACTCCCACTTCTCACCATGCTTAAGCCCTGCAACTAATCCAAAGATATAGTTGACACCGAACACAATCAACATAGCATACATAAAGTCCCGTATAGGAAAGAATAAGCTCAGCATCCCACTGATGATTGAACACATCACGTACTTGAATTGCTCTAAATAGTTCATACTAAACAAAGTATTACTCCGACAACAGCACCCACCAGACCAGCAGCTACGTCCTTTAAGTCGAACTGCTCCTTGCGGATGTAATAATCAACACACTCCTTCGCTACCATCAGTAGCAAGACACCCGTAATTGCAGGGAATGCCCACGCTTCAACGTTTGCCAACAGCCTACCAAGCACGAATGCTACGATAAGACCTGCAATGAGGTGTAAGTACTTGTCACTACCAATAGCAGCGAGCTTCTCGAAAATCCTGTAAATACAATCTAAAAGTTTTTTCATATTATTTTATTTTAAATTAATAATGTTGCTACCAGTCTATATCAGATGCAGGGCTTATGAACACACCAGCACCAGGGGTATTGTTCTGAACAGTCTGTGGAGAAAGCCAGTTTGGATTAACATAACAACAAGTTAAATTCATTCCTCCCTCTAATCGGAATGCCCCTCCATGACGACAGATTGTAACTGCCACCTTATCATTTCCATTAATAACCGTCCACTGCTTGCCATATCCAATACCAATAAAGTCATAAACGCAGTCTCGTGTACAGTTAAATATCACAACATCAATAGGGACGCCTACTGGAAGTTCATCAAGATAGGTCTGCGTACCCTTTTGAGCATTTGGATTATCATTATCAATATCGCTCACCTCTCCATTTTCACCACCGAAGCCAGGAGAGTACATTGGAATTTTATAATAACTGGTCTGACGACCATTTATATATTTAAACCCAAAAGTTAACGTTACATGAATACCCCTTGAGTCAATATGCCCATCATTATAGAGAATCATTTCATCGTCCCTTATAACCGCACAGACTCTTGACTTATGTCCGAACTGACTATTACAATAAATATTGGTTGCATAAAAATTATGGAAACGCTTACGAATGTCACCCGTTGTTTCGCCCAACATTCCAAAATCACCTGTAAAAGCCATATAGCCTTT